GGGCTGTTCGTGTAAGCCATTACTCTTCACCGCCCTTTTCATCGGTTGCGCGGTCATGCAGCTGCTCCAGCACTTCTTTCAGCTTTTCGGGGATCGGCAGGCCCAGGTGTGCGGCGTTTTCCAGCAGGCTCACACCCTCGTTGGAAAGGTAGAAGAAAATGACCGCCGTTCGCAGAACACCTGTCCCACCGAGCACATAGACATCCAGAATGTTTCCGATGCCCACAAGGGTGAAAATCAGCACCTTCCGGCAGATACCCTTGAAGCCCACAGCGCTGGAAAGATTCTTGTCCGAAATAGCGCACAGAACGCCGGTAATGTAGTCGATCACCACAAAGGCAATCAGGGCATACAGGAATCCGTCCACACCGCCGAGAAACCAGCCAAGAAAGCCGCCCAGGGCAGCGAACGCGACCTGAATGCCATTCCAAATCTGTTTCATATTCGTTTCCTCCTTATTCCTCTGTAAAATGAACAAACGGCATCAGCAGCCCGATGTCGTTTGCAGATAACAGCAGGTTTTCCGTGATGGGAATGTCGATGACCTCCACATCCGGCATGACCTCCATCTCTAACAGTCCCTCCAGTTCGGCGGCGGCTTTCGGCTCGTTCTCTTCGGAGAAATCAAAGCTGCCGTCCTCCTTTGCTGTGCCGTATTTTTCAAAAATCTTCTGCCGCTGTTCGGTAAAGAAATCCGCTTCCTTCTGCAAAGCAGAAATCATGCGCTTGAGCTTGTAGGCAAGACGAAGCTGCAGATCTCCGGCAGACAGCTTGGACAGTGCCGGAACTGCCAGAACGATGTCTTTCAGTTGTACTTTCATGTGCGTTTTCCTCCTTAAGTGCCGATCAGCCCGTATTTCATAAGGATGCCGACCAGGTTGTTCAGAATTTTCAGATAGTTGGATGAGCTTGCTGACGAATAGCCCATATTCTGCGAATAGGTGCTGAGCGTCTGCCGTGCGATGGGACTAGTGGAAAAGAAACCGATCCTTGAGCTGTTGCTTGAGCCGATTTTTACCTGCACGGAGCCGAGGTAGGCATAGTGCCAGTAGAGGCTTGAAGTACCGAGATAAAAGGGATATGAGGTGCTGCTTGAGGACGGTTTCAGTTCGCGGGAAGTGTTTGCCGTGATGTAATAGCTGGTGCTGCCGCCCATCTTGACTTCTGCTCCGGCCATGTTGGGGTCAGAACCACCGCCAATGGCTGTGCCGTTGACGCACAGCTTTCCTGCACTGGCGGAAAGATAGCAGTTGGAACTGAGGTATAGCTTTTCAATGTAGCCCGTGTCCCAGTAATAGGTGGACGAGCCGAGACGGTTGACCGCAGCTCCGGAGAACAGGCACTCAAAGGTGCCGCTGTTGAATCCAAATCTTGCAACAGTGTTCGAGCCGGAGCGGATCTGAATGTTCTCGCACCAAAGGTTGCCGAAAGGATAGGAGGCATTCCCCAGATCCCAGTCCACGATCGTTGCGGGACGGATGCAGTGGTTTGTGGTTTCCACAATGAGTGCATGTGTGCCAACGCCGTCCCACGAAGCAAGTTTGATCTGCGTTCCGGCGAAAATATAGGTGTAATCGTAATTCCAGGTTCCGTCTCCGCCGATGTACATGGTGGTGCTGGTATATTCCTTCAAGCTGACCTTGCCGGACTGAGAATAGATGGTCTTTACCTTCAGCGTGGAGGTGTCGATGCGGTCGGCATGGATGGTGCCGGTGGTGATATTCGCGCCATTGATGGTGGTCTTGCCCGCCGTGCCGAGAGCCGAGACAGTCACATAGCCGGAGAGGTCGATTTTGTCCGCCACCAGCTTGACGGCCCGGTCGGTCATGGTGAAATCAGAGGCAGATGTGCCGGACTTCACCAGCCAGTTGATTTTGTTTGCCGTCTGCGTGACCGAGGTGATGTTGCCCTCCACCGTCTCGATGCGGGTTTTGAAGCTGTTCACGGTCTGCGTCAGGGTAGAAACGGAGCCTTCCGCATTTTCGATTCGCGTATTAAAGCCGCCGACCGTCTGGGACAGCGTGGATACAGACCCTTCTGTGTTTTCGATACGGGTATCAAAACCACTCACAGTCTGCGAGAGCGTGGAGAGATTCCCGTCCACAGTCTGAATGCTGGAAAGCAGCTTGCCGTCCGCAGCCTTGAACTCCTGCCGCACCCGATCTAACTGTGTTGCGGTGGATGCAAGCAGGTTCGGTACATAGTCGCCAACCTCCACCCGCACGGTGTAGCGGTAGAAGGGGTCGTATTCGATGCTGATGATGCGCGTGTTCACATTCACGCCCATCGGCGTATAGGTGATGTTCACCTCGTCGCCCGCCTGCAGGTCCGCCATTTTGAAAAGCGAAATTTCGTAAGACTGCGTATTTTCCCGGCTGTCAATGGTCACGGTCAGATCGGTCACATTTTCGCCGTCCATTAGATGCTTTTTATTTACGCTCCCGCGATGCCTGCGCAGATTGATCTTGTACCCGTCATATTCCACCTCGCAGCCGCAGGCGTCAATGAAACGCATGAGCGCACTGCGTCGGATGAGCGGGCTTTGGTCGGTGAACGCGCATTCCACGCGCCCGGTCGCTTCGATCATGCCGACAGAAAACGGCGTGCCGGACAACAGCCGCGTCATGCCGTCTGCCGGAGTACCTTCAAAGACAAAGGTCACGAGGTTGTATTGCTCCTCGTTCAGCATGTAGGTGATGTGTTCACACTGTGCCGTCGTGACCGGAAAGCCGCCCATGATCTTCTTGGATACACGAACGATGTTGTAAAACTGACCATCCAGCTTTGCGGTCATACCGACCCGAAGTGACTGTGATCGGGAAGCGAGGACGGAGAACGAAAGCGTCCGCTCCCCGGACAGCTTGTCACAGAGGGATGCGGAGAGCACACGCGGGAAGCTGCATTGCAGTGCTCCGGCACTGTTATAGATTTCAATCATGTTGTGTCACTCCTTATGCCATTCCGAGATTGCGCACATAGGCGGCATTCTGCGTCCACTGGATTTCCGCCAGAATCCGGGCCAGCGTTGTTCCGTCGATGGTGAGCGGAATGGTGACGTTGAACGCCTGTCCACTGAACGTCCGCCCGACATCGGAAAGCCCGGAAAGCGTCGTATCCATATTGATGTGAGACGGAATGGCAGTTCGCAAATCTGCCGTCATGCCCTGCATGACAGAGGAAATGCCGTCTGCCAGATGCTCCGCCGAGCGCACTGCCGTCTTGCCGTTTTTGTCGAGGGACCCGGCAAGACCCTCCACCAGCATCTCGCCGACCCAGCCCATCTCCTTGGACGGGGACGCGATTCCAAAGAAGTCGCAGATGCCGTCCCAGATGGAGCTGATCCATCCGCTGACCTTATCCCAGAGCCACGAAGCGAGGGACTGAATGCCCTCCCACAGCCCGCGCACAAGGTTCGCGCCGACCTCTACGATTTTCGGAATGGACTCCGTGAAGGTGGTGACAATCCCCGCAATAATCTGCGGAACTGCCTTGACGATCTCCAGAATGATGGTGGGGAGATTTTCGATGAGGGAGATAAACAGCGTCACGCCCGCTTCCACCAGTTGGGGGATGGATGCCAGCAGCGCGTCCACAATAGCGGTGATGATCTGGGGGAGGGCTGCGACAATGGTCTGAATGATTTCCGGTAGGTTCTGCACCAGAGATACCAGCAGGTCGATACCCGCCTGCACGATCAGCGGCAAGCCTTCCAACAATGCTTTGACGATGCCATCAATGATCTGCGGCAGGACCTCCACGATTGCTGCAATGATGTCCGGCAGAGCTTCCACCAGTGCGGTCAGAAGCTGGATGCCAGCCTCTATGATCTGCGGAATGCCTGAAATGAGGAAATCCACAATGCCCGTGATGATGGCAGGAAGGGATTCGATCAACTGCGGCAGGGCATCCAGAAGTCCCTGCGCCAGACCGAGGATGAGTTGCAGTGCAGCATCCAGAAGGAGCGGAAGGTTATCGACGAGTCCCTGCACGATGGTCGTAATTGCTTCCACGGCAGCAGGGATCAGCTGCGGCAGCGCGTCCGCAAGCCCCTGCACCAGTGACACGATCATCTGCGTCGCAGCGTCAACGAGCAGCGGCAGATTGTCGATGATCGCCTGCGTGATGGTCATCACCGCCTGCACCGCAGCCGGAATCAGCTGGGGCAGCAGTTCCAGAATGGTGGTCAGAAGCTGTGAAAAAAGCTGCGTCACAGTATCCAGCAGCGTGGGAAGCAGTTCCGCAATGGCTTCCAATAACGCTTTTGTCGCCGTGGGCAGCGCCTTTACGATATTCTCAATGACGGGAGTGATGTTGGAGATGACGTTTTTCAGCGCCTCCGCCATATTCCCGCACAGCTGCTCCATATCAGCGTCCGCGTTGCCGAAGCCGACAAGAAGGTTCTTTCCCGCCGCCTGCAAAGCGTTGATGGAACCGGAAATGGTGTGTTCCGCTTCCTTTGCGGTCGTGCCGGTGATGTCCATGCTCGTCTGAATGACATGGATGGCATCTACCACATCGGCATAGGATTCGAGGTTATAGTGGATGCCGGAGATCGCCTCGGCATCGGCCAGCAGCCGCTCCATTTCGGATTTCGTGCCGCCATAGCCAAGCTTCAGGTTGTCCAGCATCGTATAGTTCTGCTTGGCAAAGCCCTGATATGCCGACTGGATCATGGACATATCCGTGCCCATCTTGTTGGCGTTGTCGGACATATCCGTAATCGCCATGTCGGCGTACTTGACTGCCTTTTCGGTGTCGCCGCCAAGAGACTGGATCAGGCTTGCGGAGAACGAGGTGACCGTCTCCATGTATTCGTTTGCAGACAAACCCGCTGTTTTATAGGCGTTTGCAGCGTAGCTTTGCAGCTCCTTGGAGTTATCCTTGAACAGCGTATCCACGCCGCCCACCAGCTGCTCATAGTCGGCATAGGCAGAAATGACTTCCTTGCCCAGCTTGACAGCGGCGGCCCCGGCAGCGGCAGCGACCGCGCCCATTGCCGTGCCAATGCCCTTGAGGACGCTGCCCAGCTTTTCAAACTTGTCGCCGGATTTTTCCGCTTTCTCTCCGGCGTCGTCGATCTTGCCGCCCATGTCCCCGGCATTTTTTGCGGCATCGTCCATTTCATCTGCCATCTTGGACACGGATTTTTCTGCGTCCGTATAGCCGTCGCTGGCTTCGGAGAGGGCGTCATTGTTGGCTTTCAGTTCGCGCTCCATGTCGTTGAGGGCAGCTTCTGCATTGTTCAGCTGGATCTGCCAGCTTTGGGTGCGGCGGTCATTTTCCTCAAAGGACTCCGACGCATTTTTCAGCGCCTGCCGCAATACTTCGATTTTCTGCTTCTGCGCATCGATCTGCTTGTTCAGAACCTCCGACCGGGCGGCGACGGCCTGCATGGAGGTGTCGTTTTTACCGAACTCGGAGGACACCAACTTCATCTCCGAGCCGAGGACCTTGAAGGACTGGTTGATGTCCGCGATGGCCTTTTTGAACTCCTTTTCACCCTCAAGACCGATTTTTAAACCGAAATTGTCTGCCATACTGCCGCCTCCTCTCCGAAAAAATCAGCCCCCGGCAAACTGCCGGAGGCCGTACAGGCGCGTTATCTATTTTCTTCCGGGACCAGCAACACATAGGGCGCGCCTGCGACAAAGGCGTAGTTCTGGTCTTCCATATAAATGGTGCTGCTGTCGTGTTGCACTTCTCCGCCTTCCAGGAAGAAGTAATTATTCTGATACAGCGAAAGTCCCCAAACGCTCCCATTGTGGACAGCGGCCACGATCATTTTCACATCGAGATCATAGACCTCATAGCTGTACAAAACCGGATAGATGAACATCATCGCATTGGTGAGGTCCTCCGGTAGATTGCTGCCATACAACGCATTCGACGAGCAGCGCACGTCATAGCGCTTGTAGCCGGGCACGAGCTTTCCCCACACGCCGAACATGTTGACACCATCCCGGATATTTTCCGGAAGAAGGTTCGGTTCTCCGGCAATGTAAAGGTCACTGGTGGTATAGTGGCCCTTGTTCAGTGCCAGCTTTCGCGTGGTCCCAGGTACAGAGGAAACGAGTGCGCTGTTTGCCGGAATCTTATAGACCGCGCTTTTTGTGCCTGCTGGAACCACGCCAGCCTGCTGCGTCGCTGTGGCCTGAAGCTGAAAATACGAGGTCCCGGATTCCTTGATGATGCTGGACTGAAAAGTCGGCGCTGCCTGCGCGACAGGGGCCAGCGTTCCCGTGATGGGTTCTCCTGTCTTGTCGTGAGCCGTTTCGCCCGCCAGCAGCTTGTCCGGCTGGACGGTGTCGCCGGACAGGTCCAGCTTTACTTCCTCGTTGATGACCAGCTTGTTGACACCCATCGGCCTCACGCTCCAATCGTGATCGTCGTACCGCCTGCGGCATTGGCTGTCTCGGTGTACGGGATCGCCGCGACGATCACGCTGGCCAGATAGTCGTAGCCCTTGTCCGGCTGAATGGTCTGGGCCTCCATGGTGGGAGTCACATTTTTGGTCTGCGCCGTAATTGCTTCGCCGGAATAGGTGCCCGCGACGCCCAGCAGGGAGATGCCCTGCTTGATATTGCCGGGGATCAGCTTGTCCTTTTCGGCCTTGGCGAGGCCGACCTTGCCCGCGCCGTCGTGGAAGCCCATGGGGACGGTATATTCGCCGTCCTTTTTGTCAATGGTGCCGGATACCGCGCCCCGGTTCGGCATGGTGCCGGTAAGCCTTGCGCCGCGGGCATAGAAGGTCTTGTCAGCCAGCACCTCGGCCACCGCCGCCGTCGCATCTGCGGAGTTTACGTCAAAGTCACAGGTGCCGGTGATGGGTTCGCCCGCTTTGTCATGGGCGGTATAGCCGCGCAGCAGCTTCGCCGACTCCACGGTGTCGGCGGTCAGGTCGAATTTGACCTCGTTCCCCAGAACGAATTTGTTAATTGCCATGCTGGAAATACTCCTCTCCAATAATCAACGTCTGGCCGCCCGCGGGATTGCTGACGGCAAATTGAGGGATCGCGGAAACGACCACGTCCTGCTTCAACAGGCAGCCTGCCGTGGGCAGCGTCACCGCCACACCGGTCCGCGGCGTCACGGCATAGTCCCCGGTATAGGGCTGGCCATCTTCCCGAACGATGCGCACCGACTGCACGGAAAGCGCGAGCGGCGCGTGGGTATGCAGAGTGAAATCAAGACGCATCGTATCCCTCCTCCTTGAGCAGATCGTCCACGGCGACGCTGGCGATCTCCGAGGCCAGCGGGTTTCCGTCGCCATCAGTCAGGGCCAGCTGTACCTGTACGCTGCTCCCGGCCCGCAGCCGGTGGGTATCCGCCAGAGGGATGATACAAAACAGCGTGTCGCGGCTTTCCACCTCCGGCGCGAACTGAAAAAAGAGGTCGCCCTGCCGGAGATAGAGCTCGATCTTTCGGGCCTTGGTCAAATCGACATCGGCCACGGTGATCGTCAGCCAGTTTTCAATGTTTCTCCGCATTTCGGACACCTCCCAGCCGCGCCGTCAGATGCCGGGCGGGATAATATCGTCGATAGAAAGCTCCCGCTTCGGCTTTGCCATGCCGAGGAATTGCCTGTGACATTCCCACAGATCGAGGAGAAAACCGAACGGCGTCAGCCAGACCTCCTCGGATGGAAGATGCAGCTGGGCCGTTCCGTAATAGAAAAGCCGGGTGAACAGTTCCCCGTCTGTTACCCGACTGGTGCGTTTTTTGAATTGTTCTCGCTTTCCACATTCCGCTTCGTTCCCTTGAACATGGCCTCCATGATGGCGGATTTGTACTCTGCCAGTTCCAGAGGACTGGTGAGCAGCTCGACCGTCTCCTGCGTGAGAAGCTCCTGTTTGTCCTCTGGGTTTCGGAGATTGTGGATGAGCACGGACTGATTGGCCAGCAGCGTAATGAGCCACACCAGCTCGTCCAGTGCCGTCTCAAAGTTTTCTGACCGCATGAGCTTCTGCCCCAGATTTTCCAGACCGCCGTAGCGGCCTGCGATCTCCTTGGTGGCGCGGGTCGTGAGAAGGAGTTCAAACGTCCGACCGCCGATTTCGATTTTTGCGTTTCTGTCGTGTTCCACTGCGTCCAGCCTCCCTTCAAGCGGCGAATACCGGTTCATAGACCTCCGAGTACCAGCCGCTGATAATGGATGAGGCCACCCCGGCGCTGTCCTCGGAAACCTCGGCTTTCCACGGGTGCTTGCCCTGACCGTCCAGCTTGTTGCGGCGCAGGACAGTGCCCTCGATGCTGGGCGTGGAGAACTCGATGCTCTCGCCCTTGGTGGTAAGGTTCGTCGCGGGGATGCCGAACTTGACCTTGTAAAGCCAGAAATAGCGGTATTTGCCGTTGGACTTCTTCGCCCGGAAGCCGATCGCTACAGGTTCGCCGCCGTCCTCGGATGCGGAAATGAGTACCTTGTTGTTGTCGATTTTTGCGCCGGTGAGGTCCTGCGCCACCTGCACGCCAATATCGTCGATGCCCAGCGTGAGTGTGCCGCTCTGGAACTCCTTCACGACCTCTGCCGCGCCATCGTCGGCATAGAGCGTTGCCTCGGCCAGTTCCACGGAAAGCTCCGCTGTCATGGCCTTAGCAAGCTGCGTCGGCGTGCCGTAGGTTTCGTCGCCGTTGTCATTTTCGGTGATCTTGGCGTAGTAAAGTTTATCCAGACCAATGGTTGCCATGGTCATTCCTCCCAAGTGTAAGATTTTGCCACATCAATGGCATAGTGGTGATAGCCAGTATCGTCCTCATGTCCGATGTACCGACGGTCCGTAATATAGAAATCCGCACCTAATAAGGCACAGACAAGTCTATTTTTCAGCGTGGTATAGCTGCCCTTTGTAAAGAGGGACAGCCGAACCTCCTGCGTGTTGATGCCTGGGCGGTCGTCCGCATGGAGGTCAAAGCTGTCCGAAAGCGGCGTCAGCACAAGATAGGTGTCCGGCGCGGGATCGGTGAACACACCGGTCTCCACCGGGATGCCGCAGCCGCCCGCGATGGTGTTCAGTTCCGACAGCAAACTCACAGTTTTTCGACCTCCTCCTTGAGCGTCTGCTCCATGACTCGGATGCACTCCGCCTTGGATGCGGATTTTGCCGGTTTCAGAAAGGGTTTTGCAGGCTGGCCGGATTTACCGTATTCGAGGATGTTAGCGATTTTTGCATTGCTGCCGCCGTCCGAGCGAGGCTCGGAAAAGCCGATCTTGATGTTGTGGTTGCCCTCGCGGGTCAGCTTGACGGGAGAAAGTCCCAGCGACTGTGCCAGTTCGCCTGTGGAACGCGAGTCATATTTCGTCCCGCTGCCGATGACGGCGGCGAGATTACTCTGCACCTTTGCCAGAACGACTTTTCCACCCGCTTCCAGCACCTTTTCCGTGACGGCATCAGTGTCCTTGCCCAGCCGCGAGAGCTTTGTCAGGAACTCGTCCGGGAGCTTGAAATCAGCGCGTGCCATCCGAAGCCGTCACCTTCTTTGCCAGCACCTCGATATACATGCCGCACCCCCGGACATCCTCCACGGAAACGATGTCGTACCGTCCGCCTGCGCAGACAATGACCATGCTCGTGGTCACCGCCACGCCGGGAATCGCGCGGAAACGGAACAGGTCGGTCGCATCGGAGAATGCCGCCCGGTTGACCCATCGCTGGGAAGCGTTGCGCGGTTCCCGATAGGCCCGCACGGAGGCCAGAACTTCCTCCTCCGTCACGCCGAAGCCCTCTGCGTCGGTCCGGGTCAAGGTCCGGAGCAGCTCGATAAACTCGTTCATTTTCCCAAAGCTCATACTCACACCTGCCAATTCCGGTCCAGCCGGAGCAGCAGGTTGACGGTCTCCCATGCCTGCTGCCCGGCCTGCACGTTGTCTGCGTAAAAGCCGCCGGTCGTGCCGTCGCGGCTTTCATAAAAATGCGCTACCAGCATAATGACTGCCTGCTCCGTCGTGGGCGGCAGGAGGTTATGCCGGTAATAGCCGTCCGGGAGGTGCTGGTAGCGCTCTGCATACGAGATGGCTGCGGCAAGGTAGGACCCGAGCAGAGCGTCGTCGCGGTCATGTTCCAGAAGGAGATTTTCTTTGGCTTTTTCCAGCAGCGTCATACCTTGCCGCCTCCCTTACGCCGCTTTCTGCTGGAGAATCTTCACGGCCTCCGGCAGGATCAGACGGCCATCCACGCGCTGGGTGGCGAGGAAGCCGACCTGACCCGTGGGCGCGTACAGTTCGCCGAGACGCTTGAAGCTGCGGCCCTGCCGGTCAGCCACCCAGTAATACGAGAGGTCGCCGAACAGAACGCCCTTGGCCCCTGCAGCCAGCGCGGGCATATAGGCCGAGGTGTAGACCGGGCGTCCCATCAGGGTGTCCGGCGTACCGGCGCTGAGAGACGGCTGCCAGAGATACTGGCCGTTGGCATCTTTCAGCTTGCGGACCGCCTTGACCGTGGAATCGTTCATCAGGAACACAGACGCTTTCCGGTACGGAGCGCGCAGGGAGTAATAAAGGTCCATCAGCTCATCCGCGGTAATGGCCGTCGCGGATGCGGCGGTCACGCCGGTCTGTGCGCCGCCTGTCGCCGCCAGCACGCCGAGGGGTTTCCCGCTGCCGTCGCCTGTGAAGAATGCCTCTTCCTCCTTATTGCCGATGCGCCGGGCAAACTCGCGGGAAATGTAGCTTTCCAGATCGAATACGCTGTCAGCCAGCAGCTCCTCGGAGACTTTGATCATCGTCCCCAGCTTATACGCCCCGATGGAGACCTGAGAGAAAGCATCGTCGCTTTCCGGGATCGTGCCCTCCTCGTCTACCCACGAGGCTGTACCCTTGGAGGCCACCACGGGGATTTTGCGGTCGCCGGAGCTAGTCTGAATGACGTGGGCCAGAGAGCGGAAGATATTCTGCTCTTCCAGCGCCTCCACCAGCGTCCGCTCAAACTCGTCCGGGACGAGATAGCCGCCCTCGGAATCCGTGCCGACCTGCAAGGCGTTCAAGACCTCCATGCCCGGCATCTTGGAGCGCATAACGTTCCAGAACGAGCGGCGGTATTCCGCCGAGGCGCGGCCCTGCTTTTCCTCGCCGTGCGCCGCTGTGGGCTTGCCGGTGAGCGGCTGACTCAGGGGTTTTGCCAGCTCCGCATCCAGTACCGCCTGCCGTTCCAGACGGTCGATCTCCTTGCCGAGGTTTACGACCTCCGCCTCCATTTTTTCATAGGCGGCCACGTCCACGGCGGCCAGCAGGCCATCGCTGCCGCGCTTGGCATCCAGCAGCGCCTTTGCGGCCTCCCACGTTTTTGCGCGCTTTTCACGCAGTTCCAGAATCTTACTCATTGTATGTACCTCCTCAGTGCTGTAAAAGTTGAAGCCGCTGATACAGCGGCTCGACGGATTGCAGATGTTCGTTTTTCGGATGCGGCAGCTTGCTCAGAAGCGAGTTGGTCACGGCCCTGCGGGAGAAAGCATAGGAAACGGCATCCGCGGCGGATTTCTTCTCGTCCGTCAGGATGCCGTCTGCAAAGCCCAGCTCCACCGCTTTTTTCGCATTCATCCAAGTCTCCGCATCCATGAGATGGGACAGCTTTGCGCGGGAAAGGCCCGTTTTGATCTCATAGGCGTTGAGGATACTCTCCTTGACCTCGGACAGCATGGCGATGGCCTTCTGCATCTCCTCCGAGTCACCGATGGCGACGGTCAGGGGATTGTGGACCATCATCATGGCGGTCGGGGCCATGAGCACCTGCGTTCCGGCCATTGCAACAACGCTGGCCGCGCTGGCGGCAAGGCCGTCGATCTTGACGGTCACATGGCCCGGATAGTCCATGAGCATGGTGTAAATCTGGCTGGCTGCCACGCAGTCGCCGCCCGGCGAGTTGATCCACACGGTAATGTCTCCACTGCCGGATTGCAGTTCGGATTTGAAAAGCGTCGGTGTAACGTCGTCGTCAAACCAGCTTTCCTCGGCAATCGTGCCGCTTAAATAGAGGGTGCGGCTGCCGTCGTTGGCATCCCGCGCCCAGTTCCAAAACTTGTTCATGTCGTTTCCTCCATCATCTCTGCGCCGGATGCAAACGCGCCTGCGTGCTGCATCGGGAGCATATTGCCGTTGACGAGATACAGGTCGCCGCCTGCCTCTGCCGGGATGCGGTCGAGGTTTTCCAGCTCCCGGATGTCGTTTGCGGACATCCAGCCATTCTGCCGGGCGACGGCGTAGCCGTTCATGCGGCTCTGATAGTCGCCGCGGAGCAGCCCTTCCACATTGAACTTGGCGAAGTAGCGTTTCTTTTCCTCCGGACGGAGCAGCGCCCGCTGAATGGACTGCTCCCAGCGGATGACCCACGGGTCCAGCGTGTATTTCACGAACTCCAAGGACTGCTGCTCAATATTAGAAAAGCTCGACTTTTCCAGATCACCGACCATATGGGGCGGAATCCGGAAAATTCGAGCGATCTCGTTGATTTGAAACTTGCGGGTTTCGAGGAACTGGGCCTGTTCCGGGGAAATGGAGATGGGCGTGTACTTCATGCCCTCCTCCAACACGGCGACCTTGCCGCTGTTGGCGCTGCCGCCGAACTGACTCATCCACGCCTCGCGCACCCGGCTTGGGTCCTTGATGGTGCCGGGATGCTCCAAAACGCCGGAGGGCGCTGCGCCGTTGGCGAAAAACTTTGCGCCGTATTCCTCCGTGGCGATGGCCAGTCCGATGGCGTTTTTCGCCATGGCGATGGGACTATAGCCCACCAGTCCGTCAAAGCCGAGGCCAGGAATGTGGAGCACATCCGAGGGCGGCAGCAGGACCGTCATGCCGTTCATGGTCGGGGCCTCGTCCGAGGCGCGGGTGTAGGTGTAATAAAGCTGCCCGTGCTTGTCCCGGTCCACGCTCATCCGGTTCGGCATGAGGGGATACAGGGCGACGACCTCGCCCTTGCCGTTGCGGATGATCTGCGCATAGGCGTTGCCCCAGAGCAGCAGGTGGGTCATGAGGGTCTCCCGGAATACAAAGGAACTCATTTCCGGGTTCGGTTCATCGTGGAGCAGCAGATAGAGCGGATGATCCACAGCCTTGACCTTGCTGCCATCCGGCGTATAACGGTACAGGTGCAGCGGCAGCCCGGCGATGGCCTCCGCCAGAATACGGACGCAGGAATATACGGCAGTCATCTGCATGGCAGACCGTTCCGTCACCGCCTTGCCGGAGGTAGACCCGCCGAGGAAGAACGCATAGCTGCTGCCGGGTGTCCGGTTCTGGGGCTTGTCTCTGGATTTGAAAAGACCTGAAAAGATACCCACTTAAATCACTCTCCTTCAAAATGGGCAAAAGAAAAGCGCCTGTTTTTGAGGGCTTTTCATAGGTTGAGTTGTTCGATATTTTGGTATATAATAAAAATAGGGTTATGCCCAAATTAAATGAAAGGAGAACACCCGATGGCGAAATTAAAAAAAGTCTTGGGTGTTGCCTCTCTGGGGCTGTAGTTGCTTGTCGACTTCATGCCACAGATGGTGGCAATGCCTTAGTGGCCAATTGTGTTAGCGAAAGTCATCATCTATGGAATTGATCTGTATTTGATACTCAGCGAACGTTAAGTGCTGCGGGAACTGCTCTACTGAAAAATGGAGCAGTTCTTTTTATATAAATAGCAGTCCTCGACTGTCATAGACAGACTCGGTCTTGTCGTTGCCACAGCGAATAGCACGGTCAAGCGCCATAATTGTTGCCACGGCACCATCGATTTTCTCTGTGGATTTTTCCTTGTCCGGTTTGATGTTCCCGGCAGGGTCAGAACGGATGAAGATATTGTCCATCATCCAGTGCAGAACCGGATGCCCACCGTGGGCGATGCGCTGCTCCAGCACCAGTTTCATCAGTTCCTTGGTGGGTGGGGACATATCCTTGAACCCCTGTCCAAAAGGAACGACTGTGAAACCCATGCCCTCAAGGTTCTGCACCATCTGCACAGCACCCCAGCGGTCAAAGGCGATTTCACGGATATTAAAACGCTCACCCAGGCTTTCGATGAACTTCTCGATGTAGCCGTAGTGAACGACATTGCCCTCGGTGGTCTGCAAAAAGCCCTGCCGCTCCCACACATCGTATGGCACATGGTCACGCCGGACGCGCAGGTCGAGATTGTCCTCCGGAATCCAGAAGTACGGCAGGATGATGTATTTGTCGTTCTCATCTTCCGGTGGGAACACAAGCACGAATGCCGTAATATCCGTAGTGGAGGACAGATCCAGACCGCCGTAGCAGACACGCCCTTCCAGATCGTCCTCGCTGACAGCGAACTCGCATTTGTCCCACTTGTCCATCGGCATCCAGCGCACCGCCTGCTTGACCCATTGGTTCAAGCGAAGCTGTCGGAAGGAATTCTCCTCGCCGGGGTTCTGCTTTGCCGACTCGCAGGCGTCTTTGACCTTGTCGATGCCGACCGTGATGCCGAGGGACGGATTGGCTTTCTTCCAGACCTTCGGGTCCGTCCAATCGTCCGCTTCCTCCGCACCGTAGATGACGGGATAGAAGGTGTGGTCGATTTTGCGCCCCTCGATGATGTCCTTGGCCTTCTGGTGGATCTCATAACAGATGGACTTCGTATCGTTGCCGGCCGTGGTGATAAGGAAATACAGCGGCTGCATACGGGCATCACCGGAGCCCTTGGTCATAACATCAAAGAGCTTACGGTTTGGTTGCGTGTGCAGCTCATCGAACACCACGCCGTAGGTGTTGAAGCCGTGTTTGTTGCCGACATCTGCGGAGAGCACCTGGTAGATACTGCCCGTTGGCTGATAGATGAGCCGCTTCTGGGAATCCAGTATCTTGACCCGCTTGGAGAGTGCAGGACACATCCGCACCATGTCAGCCGCCACATTGAAAACGATGGAAGCCTGCTGTCGGTCGGCAGCGCAGCCGTAGACCTCGGCACGTTCCTCGCCGTCACCGCAGGTGAGCAGAAGCGCCACTGCAGCGGCAAGCTCGGATTTGCCTTGCTTCTTGGGTATCTCGATGTAGGCAGTGTTGAACTGCCGATAGCCGTTGGGCTTGAGGACACCGAAAATGTCCCGGATAATTTGCTCCTGCCAGTCGATGAGCTCGAAAGGTTTTCTTGCCCAAGTGCCTTTGGTGTGGCACAGGCTCTCGATGAACATGACGGCATAATCCGCTGCGTCCACATCGTAGTGGGAGGTTTTCTCCATGAACCTTGTGGGCGTGTAGTTTTTCAGTTTTCTCGTAATGCTCACCTCCAAGGCATAAAAAATAGCCGCCACCGAAATCGGTGCGACCTTCCGTATAACGAGCAGCAGCCCCTCTCGGAGCCGTTGCTTTGAATTGTTGTGACTTACCAGTTCTCGCTGTGGAGCAGAAGCTCCAGCGCAAGCTGCGTGTTCTCATCAGTGGGCTCAATGTCCCAGCCCCTGTCGTAGTTGCAGACGATTTTGCCGTCCCGCTTGAGCATGAGCTTGGAAATGCGTCCACCCTCGATGCCCCACTCGGAACCTTCCTCGTACTGCTTCATCCAGTAGTGAAAAACCTCGCCGTTAACCTTGATGCTGCTTTCTTTCCACATGGTCGCTTCCCTCCTTAGCGGCGTTCCAGGCGGATCGCGGGGAGCCGCGGGTGCTTGCCGGTCTGCCAGTCGGTGTAGGCGGCATTGACCTCGGTCATGCCCGCCATTTTGAAGCCCAGCTTGTCGAAGGCTGCGAGGGTTGGGATCAGGTCGGAAAATCTGCTGCTGATCGTAAACTCGGTGATGCCGCTGTCGGCGAAGGTCTGGGCGATGGCCTCGATGTCATGATCCCAAATGACATCGCTGAAGTCAATGAGGTCGTTGCCTGCGTCAATGCTCTTGCGGTAGGCCCAGAATGCGGTGCTGTTGATGCCGTAGTCCTGCAGGCGTTCTGCCCGCTCCGCAATGGCTCTCTCAAAAAGTTCAATTTTCTTCATGGTGGTTTCCTCCGTTCGTTTTGTTGTGAGTGTATATTACCTCTGAAGTGCGGATATATCCAGTCATTTCAGAGACATATAGTACACGATCATTCGGCGGAGAAACTGTGTATTTTATAGCTTATTCCGAGCGGCGGCAGCGGTGGATCGCGGCAAGGATTTGTTCCTGTTCTTCGGGCTTTACGCCGAGAGAGTCGAGCGCCTCCCGTGTGCCGCAGTCCGGGCAGATGAGGGTCTCGTTGTCCACTCTGGAAAGTGCGGGCAGCTCAAAGTAGGACTGGCCGCACCTGGGGCAGACGAAAAGCCGCACCACATTGCTTTCTTTCATCATCGTTCCTCCCCACATTTCAAATAAGCATCTATCAGCACCAGCGGGTCAAAGCCGAAATCATCGTAACCCTGGATGCAGGTCTGCATATAGGCAATGGACGGAATGCCGATGGACCTGTTCTCATGCATGATGTATACGAATACCCGGCGCTTGCGGACCTTACCCGTGCGGATGCCTTTGATGGGCAGCGTCAGTTCTTTCTTGTAATAGAAATTCGGAAAGCCCTCATAGCGGTCGAGCGCCTTTTCGTCTGCCGGGGTGACTTCCCACACGCCGACCGGCACCGAACTGCCCGGTTTCTTTTCGACCGTGAGGTAGGAGCCCGTTTTGCTGCCCTTAAAAAGCAGCGCATAGCCTTTTAACACGGATGTACCGATGCGTCTTGCGGAGGGGCAGCGCATCCGCATCTGATGCACGTTGAGGTTGCTGCCGTAGGCGATGTAATAGCGTTTTTCCATAAAAAATCTCCCTTCCGAAGTTGCCTTCTACCACCGAAAGCCCGCTATCTGCGGGTTCGGGGGCCTCTGGGCGGCGTCCTTCAAGCGGCTGCTCTGCCGTTTCGGAAGGCTGCGTCCCCGTCAAGGCGCTTCGTCAGGAGTTCTCTTGCAGTCTTGAACTCGTCGCCGATAAAACCGAGGCGAAGGAGCCAAGTGCGCATTGCGTATTTGGGGTTTTCGTTCTGCTGGGGCTTGGGACTTGCGGTTCTGACCGTCTTTGCCATCTGGCTGAGTGCAAGGCAAAGCTGAATGTAGCTCTTGAGCTGTCCGGCGTGAAGCCCGTTCTGCTTGCCGTCTGCCGGAGCATCGAACTGGAAGAGCCGGAACTCGACCGTACCCTTGGTGAAGGTGGCATGGAGGTTCAGCATGTGGTAGCGGCTGTCGTTGTAATGCTGGCTCCTGCCGTAGTCGGCGTTCTGGCTGCCGTACCAAATGTCTGCAAGTTCTGCCATTGTGGTGGGCTTTCTGCGGTTCAGCCGTTCCAGGAATCTGGGGTCGACCGTGCGGCAGTAGCGGCTGATGCGGCCTCTGTCGAGGTCCAGTGCGCTTGCAAGGAGATCTTCGTGGCTTGCCATGATGTTGGCGAGGTTCCGAAGCGTCTGCGGTGTGTGGCCTTTGGCACCGATGTGAATGTGAACGCCGCAGCCTCTTGTGGCATCGCTCTTGGCTCCGGCTCTGCGCAGGCGGCGAATCAGTTCCTGTAGGGTCTCCATGTCGGCGTAGGTCAGGATTGGGGTGACCATCTCACACTTTTCGCTGTCCGGCCCTGCGATGCTGACATCCTTCTGGAATTTCCATTCGCGTCCGCTCTCGTCCCAGGCTGACCAGGTGCAGTACCCGTTGCGTCTTGCGGTGTCCTCGTATCTGCCTGTGCCGAAGAAGTCGGCGGCGAGCTTTGCGGCGGCCGGTCTTGTAATACTGTTCATCTCGACCTCGACCCCGATGGTCTGCTTTTTCATTTCGGCTACCTGGTTTTCTGTTTTCTGGCTCATTGTTGCGCCTCCGTTTTGGTTAATTTTCCCTTTCGGTAGTCACATATTACCTCTGAAAGCACACTATATCCAGTTAATTACGAGCCATAAACTACACGATATTGTGGCTGAGAAACTGTGTGTATTACAGCAGTTTACGGCAGAAATCCTCGCCGTAGGCAACGCTCAGGCAACAGCCGTTATCCCAGGCAACCATGATGCTGCCGATGTCATCCACGCCTCGCACGGTGCCCTTTGTGCCGACAGGTGGTGCCTGCGGGTCGTCCATTTTTACCAGCTCGACCCGTGACCCTGCCGGAAACTGTTTACGAAGCTGCGCAAGGCACTCGTCTGAAATGAAGCTGTTCATTCGGACACCTCCAGACTTTCGTTGACCTGCCGGATGAGGCGTTCATCCAGCATAGCCTCCGCCAGCTCCGGGGCCACTCCATCGGGGAGCATGATCGCCTTGGAGGGGTCGATGGGCTTCGGCTTTAGAGAAGGCTCTTTGCGGGAGCCGTCTCTGAAAGCCGAAGAACCGGTGAGCTTGCCGAGCAGGATCTTCCGGGCTGTTTTGTACTCCGCGCCGATGAATCCAAGCCGAAGGAGGAAACAGCGGAATGCGTATTTTCCATTGTCGATGGGCTTTTCGGCGGCGTGGACCCGTTTCTGATTCCGTGCCATTTCGCATAGCTTGCAGATAAAAGTGTCGTAGGCGTTCATCTCGTCCGGCGTGGGTGTTGCGGGGAACCAGGGGAAGGACACCTTCATGTCCGTGACTTCCAGCGGCAGATCGTCCACACCGAGGGCTTTCTTGATGAGGTTGCCTTTGGCGGCAATAAGCGCCTTGAGGTTTTCCAGATTGCTGTCGGTGAACAGGCTCCTCGGCATGGAAATGCAGACGTCGCAAGGCGCGTCCTCGTCATCAGTGTGGCTCTGATCGATGTCAAAGCCCTCATCGTAGATATGCTCCAAGAGTCGT